GCTTCGCTCAAATATTTATACTTGACAATCAATTCAATTTATCTTTAAACGATAGTTAAAATAAAAAAGGCACTCAACTATCAGCACCTTTTTTAAATATTAAGCAGTAACCTTTTTAAAAATCTTAATACCTATTTTGACAACAACAAAGGCCCCAAGTATTGGTAATGCAATAGGTAAAACAGCACCGATTGCTGAAAGTGCATCTGTGCCAATACCCCCAAGGGAAGTTGTCAAAGAACTAGTAACGGCTGACATTGCAGCTGATGTAGTTGGTTCCATGAATTCGCCTCCTAAGCAGTAACTTTCTTGAAAATATGAATACCAATTTTGACAACAACAAATGCGCCAAGTATTGGTAAAGCAACAGGCAAAACAGCACCAATGGCACCAAGTGAAGATGTGGCAATTGAAGATATACCATCAGTTAAAGCAGTTGTAACAACAGTCATAATTTCTCCTTTCTGGCATATTAATTATTGTTTAAATATGCTCATAATTCCTCTTATAACTAAACCTAAAATATTAGGTATAGTGTTCAATAAAAATCCCACACCATATCCAGCAGCAAACAAACCAAAAACTTGAGTCAAATCTAACATTATCAACTCCCCATTCTATCGAAAAATGATTTGCAACCAAGTGTTCCAACAATAACTCCAAGAAAAAAAACTATCCCGGCAAGAATATTTTCAATGTTTCCCAAAATAATAACATCCATATTTAAGCCGTTTTTTTATCAATGAACGCAGGTACAACAGCTGGAACAACAACAAAATCTGTAATTTCCAACGATGTATATTTGCCAAATGTTAATATACAAATAAAATTAACAATGGTTCCTTTTTCTAAATTTTTGACAAGTTCTAAATCATAACAAACAATATTTTCACCTTTACCAGATGAGCTTTCCACATACACTACAGCATATTTTTTATTGGTAGTAGCACTAACTTTTACCTCACAACCTCTAACTTCTAAATTATCCGCAATAACTCTCATGACTTTAACTCCCTTCAACTATTATTTTACCAAATTATAGCATGTTACATTGTATTACACAAGACTATTTTTTAATACATTGTAAATACTTTAATTTAATTGTATTAACAAACATTACAATGTATTACATTATTTTACAAAAAAAGAGATCTACCTACCAGGCAAACCTCTTTACAGTATAATTATTTTATGTTATTATCAATTCGACAATCAAAACGACTTATTTTCCTATAGGTTGAATATTTTTCATACAGCTCGGAAATTGCTCTCGTTAGCAATAGCTCCGGGCTTTCTTCTTCTTCCAGGTCTAACTCCTGATACTCACCTATTTCTACATCTTCACATTTCAAGTTATACAAATTGCCAAATCCTTGACGAACACGTTTATCAGTTAAAGCAATTTCTAATGTTTTAAAAACTTCATAATTTTTTATATCAGTATTTTTAAATGTATATTTGAATACTTCGTAAAATCCTTTTCTATCCATTTTTCGGAAGTCGACTTCTAAAAGTTTGTACCGTTGGTCCTTATCGATAAAATTATTTGTAGGTATGTAATCATATTTTGCTAAATTAGATTTACTACAATTTAGATCCTGCCAAAGCATCGACCAAAACTTTCCAAATTCACAATCATAAATTGATTTTTTATTAAAAGATTTACGCTTTTTTGAATATCTACCCTTTATATCTTTTTTAAGATATTCCGGAATAATATCAATATCTTTTACCAGGACTACACAATGTAAATGTGGATGATATCCCATTAATTCACTATAAGTTATTTCTAAAATTCTCACACCACCATCGATGCAAATTATTTTATTTTTATAAGATTGCTGACTACTGCCAAATTTAACTTGAAATGCAAGAAACTTTTTTGATAATTTTTTAATTGTATCTTGCAGAGCTTCACCTGGCACCGATGAGATTGTTAAGGTTAGCATATAAAGTCCATAACCCTTTTTCACATAATCGTCTAAAACATCTTTAAACTTAAATATAAATTTCGAAATATCAATAGCTCTACAGTTAGGACAGAACCGATTATTTTTACAACGATTTACTGTCTTTAAATCTAACAACTTATTTTTTTCGTATTTATCCCATGCCCAGAGGTTCAAACAACTATTAATTCTTTCAGCTTTTTTCGTATAAGTTGTATTCATAAATTCACTCTTTATAAATTTACCTTCAGGTGAATTGATCTCTTTATGCAGCCGTTTATAATACTTATAATATTTTGCATTGTATTCCTTGTTTTTATCCATTTTTATCAATTGTTCATTCGTGAATTCTGATATGCTAATCACCCCCTTTATCACGAAGCTTTAGTAATTCCTAATTTAATCTAATGGTTGAAATAAACATTCATCATAAATTTCACCATCAACATAAGATAACTGAAATATCCATTTCCCTTTTTCACAAATAATTAAAACTATTTGAGTTTCCCTAAAAAAATGAAACTCACCTTCCGGATAATGAAACTCTGCATAAGCCATTAATCTAACCATAATATCTCCTTATTTTTAATTCAAAAACGTCTCTCCAACGGAACCTGTGCTATAGAAAAATCTTCTAAAAAACAGAAGATGTTTCTATAGTATCGAGAAAGGGCGATTTCACTTTTTCCTAGAAATCAAATCAACCAATTGCTCATAGCTAAAATTTACATTTTCAAGAATAAATTCACCCAATACTTTATAAACAAACACATATTTAATATGACAACATCTCATTTCAATTTCTATGGAATCCCAACTATCAAAATCACCAAGACTTGTAATAATTTTCATAATTATTTAACCCCCTTAAAATTTAATTGACCAGGTACCTGAGTTTCACCTTTGACCTTACAATCCATAATTAATTTTGTTAATGCTGCGCTCCTGGTTAAGTAATTTTCCTTTGCAAATAAATCAATCTTTTCAATAACATCCGAATCCAAAGATATATTAATTCTCTCTTTCATAAATAACCTCCTTTTAAAATGAATACCTTATACTTACATTATACACACATCATACACACATGTCAACATAAATATAAGGTATTTATTTAAAACTTACATCCAATAATTAAATAACTGCATAACTTGATCACACGCTAAACATAGTAAATGTAATAAAATATAATACATATTGTATCCCCCTTCCTAAGCATTACAAAATTTTATCTTTATTCAATTTATAATCTTCTAGTATATCTCGAAATGTATAGCGAATACAATTCGATACCGTTCTGCATTGTCCTGCAGCCAATTCCGATAAGAGCTGATATTCTTCTTCTGTAATTCTAAATGAAACTGTTTTCACCTTTACATTTACATCGTTAGTTTTATTTATTACTTTAGTTTTACGCAATATAATAACACCACCTTCCATCGAACAATTGTAATACATCGCATTACACAATGTCAATAATATTTATTACGCTGCGCAAACTGTCTCGCACTCATGGGGCCCCCACATCCCCCATGAGTGCAAGACAATTTATCCACCAAATAAATCCAATTGAATTTCTAAATGCTCACAAAAATGAGCAAAGTTGCAAGAAATTTACTTTTTACCGCATTAAAATGCTAAGTGGTGAGTAGTTTTTGAAACGAAAAATTACAACTATCGAAGTGCTGGGTTAACCGAATTAACAATTGATGCAATATCAGGGCGAACATTATTAATTTTTTTTGGTTGTTCTATAACCTTTGTATCCGTAAAATCTTTATAACTATCATAAATAGCAAAATATTTTTTACTCGCCTTGAAAAATTCCGAACTAATTTTTTCTTTAAGTGGATACCAGATCGTGACAGCACAAAATAAATTTCCACCACTTGCGAGAGACAACATTTTGCCACCCATACCAAAATTAGATACTTTTCTATGAATAATCTCATATTCAAAAAGACTTCTAATCTGTCTATCAATCATCCTATCAAATTGAGCAATTAAAATAATATCAAACCCAAAATGTCTATGATTACTAAAAAATTTAAGCCAATTATCACGACCCTTAACAGCCCAATCTCGACTATTAAACAGCAGCTGTGACTCATCAATCATTAACAAGATTTTACCTTCTCCAAATTTATGAGTTTTAAAATAATCTCGACTAAAATTAATTAATTTTTCCGGATTTAAATCTGAATTATCAGTAAAAACAAATTGTCCCAAATGCCTACCTTTTATTTTTTTTAAATCGATTGGAAAATTTGCCAATACCGGTTTACGTTCTTTTAAAAATTTACAAATTACTTTGGTCTGGTGCAATGACTTTCCACTCCCTGGAGTGCCAGAATACAAATACATCATAATATCAATCTCCAATCATCTTTACCCAACGCATAACAATGCCATAAATATAAAATATAGCAATAGCTCCAAGCCATGTCACCCCAATATTGATAAATGTACCAATCGGTATAAACCAATTCAAAAATCCTAAAAATGGTATTGTACCAATTCCATTAATAAAATTTTGAAATGGAGATTGTGGCAATACTGCTAACAATGAATCATAAAATCCATTAAATAATCCGGCCATCCATTCAATCAATATAATTACCCCCTTATAAATTTAGAGCGAGTTGCTACAGCTAAGCCAACAATAAATAAAACAGTTTCCAACTTTCGAACTAACGCTGCAGTATCATCAAATTGTGATAAATCCAAATTAATACTAACCGGATTAAATAAACCACCAAAAGAAAAAGTCCATACAAAATTTGGTGCTACTGCATTTGCACTAAATAATTTTAAAGCAGCTATAACATCAAACGGTATGCAAAATGGAAATACTGCAGACAAACCAAACGACCTATAATTTGAAAGTGAAGAAGTATCAGCTGGATTTGCTGTATTAACAGCACTATCAACTTGAGTATTAACATTAGCATAATCACCTGCAGCCACTTCGGGAATAACTAACGATGCATCCAAAGGAGTAATTGCATCAATCGGTATAGTATCAGCTAAAGTCTGTTCTGCACCTATCGTCACAACATCATAAGAGGATGAAGTAGTAACATCATTTGATATATAAGAAGTAGGGTCAATAAAAGTAGGATTGTCAACTTGATAACTTGCTACAGTAGAATATTTTTTAACATCTTGCAATCCCTGGAAAACAACAGCAGTATTGCCACCCCATCGCATTTTGATTGTATTATGGACACCACCTACAAAATTATCACCAGTGTAAGTGTTCGAAAAGTTCATCGTATAATATTGTGGACCAGTCCCTTTATTATAACTTCCAACATCGCCATTTTCTGGCCTAGAATAAAATTCATACATAAAACTATTAGGCCCATTATTAAGTTCATCAAAAAGAGAATGAACAACGTTATCACTTGTAATATAAAAAGGCAAATTATAACTCGTTCCCCAACTCGTTTGATTACTGTAATAAATAGAAATTGTATTCTCTGGCAAATCGTAAACATCAAAAAAAGTTTCACTGCCAGAAGCCTGATAAATCATCATGTACTTATCGCCCAGAGCATCAATAATCGCCTTTTTTTGAACAAGAGTTAAACCATTATAAATTGCTAAAATTTGATTACTTCTAGATACTTGTTGATCACCAAAAATAGAAATAAAAATAGGGTCGGTAACCATACTTGTAAAATATTGATCTAGAGATGATTTAGTAATATCAGTCACTTCACTATAAACATTATTGACAGTTCCAACAACATCTTGAACCCAATTTACAACACCAGAAAAATATGCTTTAACAATCCTTACAATCATAGAAAAAGAATCTAAAAAAACAGTATTATCATGTGAATACTGAATAGCCCCAGAAACATCCCCCTTATTAAAAATAAAATCACATACTATAAAATATTGTAATTTCATCATAAAAATTGTGCCATTCGTTGTGATGGGAATCATTGTCTTACTATTTGCTACAGCATCCGTTATTTGTCCATCAATATATTGTCGAAGTCCAGTTAAAGACTTTTTTGCGTCATCCGTATTTGAATAAGATTGACCTAAAAAAGCCATAACAGATAAAAGCCAATTTAATGCAATCGATTCCACTCCTGACGCTTGTACCATCGTAGGAGAATAATAAGAAGCAGCACAAGAAGAAAATAAAATTATTATAACAAGTAATGGAACTATAAAAAATCTTTTAACACGTTTATACATAACGCTCCTTTCATTAGGACCTTGGGGTTTTACCCCAATACCCCATAAGGGTTTCACCCTTAACCCTTAATCACTCGCCGTTGGGCAAGAGAATTTTGCTAAAGCAAAACCCCCTATAGGGTAAGTGTCTTAGTTTTTGAGATTGTCAAGGCATAAATTC